GATCATGTCGACCAGCTTGGGCGGTGCTTGCGGGATTGGCGGCAGCACCATCGGAAGTCCGGGAGGCATCTGCTGCTGCGGCGCCATCTGGCCGAGCGGCATCGCCGCTTGCGGCGGCGCCAATAGTCCCGGCGGCGGCGGCGCTTGGGGCGGAAGCTGGGGCGCATTGCCTGGCGGCATCGGCGGCGGCCCGGCCAGCGGAAGCGAGCCCGACGCGGGCAATCCCAGCGGCACCTGACGCGCCGCGTCGCCCTCCGCTGCCTCATAGGGCTCGCTTTCCTCGATCACCTCGATGTCGGGATCGGCGCGCAGTTCATCCGCCTGCTCCTCCGTTATCCCCGAGTATTCCTCCCGCGTCCTCTTTTCCGTGTCATCCCACCAGATCTTGACGATGCCCAATTTCTGCAGCAATGCGTCCTTGAACCACCAGTAAAACAGCCTGAAACCCGCGTTTTGCTGGTTCCAGACATAGTTGGCGTAATCCGTCGCCTGTGCCGCCGCCTCTTCGTCTTCCGGCCCAGTGGGCTCGCACATCACCACCTGGTCGCCCGAGCTGAAGATCCTCATCAACGATGGCAGCGTGCTGTCGATGCTCTCGGCGACGTCGCGCGAGACGACCTGCGACCTCCCCTCCTGCTCGTCGCCGAACTTGTCGCCGCGGTAGTAGCGCAGCGCCGTCATGCGCTCGCCGGCCAGCGTGCTGCTGCCCATGCCGCTGCCCATGCTGTCGGCGTCGCGGTAGCGCTGGTCCACGATGGCGAGCAGCGTCTGGTCCGTCATCTTCGCCATGTCAGCCGCTCACCTCATGGTCAGTCGGGATCGGCGTCAAAGTCTTCGTCGATCTGCATAGGGACCACGCCCCATTCGATCCACCGGCCGCTTTTGATCAACGCCCGCTCAATCACCCACCCACATTCGGTGTCCGCAGTGATGCGGAGCTTGGCGCTAGCGGTAGGGCCGAACGTCTTGTCGATGATCACGACATCACCGCTGCCAATTTCGATTTTGTGGGGCTTCATTCGTCCGCCTCGACGGTCCAGATCCTGAGCTTGCCCGGCTTGGGAAACGGCCCGTTCCAGGCGTCGATCGGCTTGCACGCCACGAGCTCGACATCAGGCCGCTGCCATACCGGATCGTCTTCCTTCAGCCGCTTGAGCACCGCCATCGCATCGCCCATGGCGACCGCGTGCAGCCAGTGGTGGCCCTGATGCACCCTGTAGTGCGCGATGGTGTCGCCCATGGTGGGGTCGCTCACGGCTGCGGCTCCTTGCGCGGCCGGCCCGGCCCGCGCTTCGGCGGCGCATCGGGGTCCGGCGCCGCCAGCGGGGGCGGCGGCGCCGGGCGGGGCCGCATCATCGGCATAGCCGCCAACTCCCGATTGCTCGGCCCCGGCTCGCTGTCCTCGTCCTCCGGCGGCGTGTCATCGGCCTCGATCGCCGCACCGCCCACCGGCCCGAACCCGCCCTGCACCGTGACGCCAACCACGGTGCCGCCCGGCCGCAGATCCAGCGCCGCCTGCGCCGCATCGTCGCCGCTCGAGGTATCGACGGTCAGGATCTCGATCAGCTCGGTCTTGCGCACGCGGTCGAACGTGCGGACCTTCACGTCGTGCAGCATCGGCTACCTCGAGAACTCTTTCATGTCTGAAAGAGTTAGCTATCGCTTGGGCGCAGGCGTCGGCGCGATGGGCTGCGTCGGCTGCCCCGCCTCGACGACGACCCAGCGGTAGCCGACCGACGGTACCCAGGCGAGCAGGACCATCTTGCTGGGCGCGCCGCCCGGCAGCGGCGGCCACACCGAGCCGGGCGGCAGCGCGATCGGATGCGTCGGCGTGCCGGGGATGAAGATCGGCTGGCTCGGATGTCCCGGCGTCGGCGGCGTGTAGATCGGATGCTCCGGTGTCCCGCCTACCCCAGCGATGGGATGCTCGGGATGCACGGGCATCGGGGGCAGAGCGATGGGATGGCTCGGGTGCCCTGCGCCCGGCGGCAGTCCTTGGTCAGGGTGCCCCGGGCTCGGCCAGATGCCAGGCGGCTGCCCAGGCAGGCCATGATCCGGATACGCCGGCGGCTGCGGCAGGCCCTGGTCTGGGTGCCCAGGCATGTTGCCCGGCGCATCGCCGAGCGGCACGAGCAAGCAGATTTGTGGACGCATGTTCGCTACTCCCGTTAATACGTGCGCGGCTCGCTTGCCACGCCGGTCGCGCGCGACGAGCCCGCATCCCACATCAGCCCTGTGGCATCGGTGCCCACCGGCGGCGGCTCGACCGGCGGCAGCGGCGCCACGTAGTCGACTTCCATGATCACCACCCTGTGCACCGTCGCACCCTCTGGAGCGAGCGCCGCCGCCTGGGCCAGCGCATCCTCTTCCGTCTCGGCGAACACCTCGCCGTCGGTGCCGTCTATCTCCGGGTGGCGCAGCTCGATGCGGTAGCGATTGATCACCGGCTCGCCCTCCATCAACTCGACGCGATTGATCGTCGAGCCCGCCGGCACGTCGGCCGCCGCCTGGGCGCGCGCGTCCGCTAGCGTCGCCGCCGTCACCTCGCCCTCGGTGAGGCTCCCGTCGGGCTGGCGCTGCTCAACGCGGTAGCGCCGGCTCGGCCTGGCGATCGCGTCGATCTTCGGCCACTCGATCGCCATCCTGCGGTCGACCGGTTCCACTGCCGGCTCCTTCGGGTCGATCGTCGCTTCGCGTTCGCTCTCCATTTCGCGCCATCCTTTCACGGCTCAGTATGCCCGCGGTTGTGGGATTGCCGTCGACGTCGAGTGCGTCGATCTCGCACGGCACGATGCGCTCGATGAACGTGTCGGCCGGGCATTGCTCGAGCGCCATGGTCGCGGCCTCGGTGGTGTCATCGGCCAGCAGCTCGAGATCGATGCCGTATTCCTCCGGGTGGCGCAGGCGCACCAGATAGCGGTTGCACATGGCTCACAAGATCCCCTTGTTGGAGTAGACGAACTTCACGGCGGTGCGATCCTTCGGCTGGCCGAGCGCGAGGTAGCGTAGGCTGTCGCAGCAATGCGACGCCCAATCGTGAAGTGGGCGATCCTGAAACACCTTGCGCTTCTCGTCGAACTCGCGCCGATACAGGCGCAATGCATCGATCCCGCGTTCGCACTTCTCCGCGTCGATCCAGCATCGCGGCAGCAGGTTGCGCACCGCCTGGATGCCGTCCTCGACGCGCTGCGCCGCTATCACGCGGGTGTTCATGACGCCGAGCGAGCGCAGCGTCTCGATGCGCGATTGGCCGCTGCCCAGCTCTTTCACCTCGGCGTCATGCGGCAAGATATGCTCGCCATACGCGTAGGGCCGCTGGCGCAGCTCGTTCGCGTACCACGCGAGCCCGACGCCGCTGTGCTCGAGGTAGTCGATCAGCCGCACTTCCTTGCCGACGAACTGCGCGAACCAAATCGCGGTGCTGTCGCCAATGCCGAGATCCCACGCCGTGTGCACCGACAGCGCCGGATCCCACGGCACGCGGCCGATGCGCTTCTCCTGCTCGAGCCAGGCCATCTCGCGTCCGTAGTACGAGCCGATGACCGCAGCCTGGAAGCTGCACTCGAACTCCTGCTCGTACTGGTCCTCGCTCATGTCGCGGCGCGCGCTTTCCAGCTCGCCCGCGCTGATCAGGCCGGTAGCGCTGGCCTTGAGCATGTAGCGGCACCAGTCGCGATCCTTGTCGGCGCGATCGAACATGCGCCAGAAATCGTTCCGCCCCTTGGGGGTGCCGATGAACGTCGCCCAACCTTGGCGATCCGTCAGCAGCGGGCGAATGACACCGCCCCAGATGGTGGGATCCATGTCGGCGTACTCGTCGAGGACCACGCCGTCGAGGTAGATGCCGCGCAGCCGATCCGGGTTGTCGGCGCCGTAGATGCGGATGCGCGCGCCGGTGCGGTGTCCGCTCAATACATCGACGCGCAGCTCGCTTTCGTTCGGCGCGTCGCGCAGCATCGGGCGCGCGTAGTGCTTGAGGTAGTTCCAGGCAACATCCTTGGCCTGGTTGAACAGCGGCGCGATGTAGGCGAAGCGCCCATCTGGCCGCTTGCACTCGCCGGCGGCGCGCAGCAGTTCGTTGATGCAGGCGACGGTTTTGCCGCAGCGCCGATGGGCGACGATACAGGTGAACCTGGCGGCCCGCGCGTGGAACGGCAAGAACTGCCGCCGCGGGGCGTACTCGATGGTTATGCGGCGGGCGGCGGCAGCCATGACATGATGATGGCCCCACCTTCAGGGCCGGTGAGTTCGGTCTGCTTGAGCCGGGGCGCGATGTAGGGGGCGAGCTCGACCATCATCTTGGCGCGCAGTTCCAGTGACACATCGGCGGGCTTGCCCTTGTTGGGACCACAATCTGCGAGGCCCATCGCGATCAGCGCCATACCTTCGATCGGGTTGCACTTGAGCCGGCGCAGCGTCTCTTCGACGTCGATGGTGCGCTTGTTTTTGCTGCCCTTCGGTCGTCCCCGTGATCGGCGTTCGCCGGGCTTCGCGCCCGCCGGCATTTTATTTTAATTCCAAACTACAGTGCGCCGCCGCTGGCGATGCGGGCGGCGAGGCGCTTGGCGGCGCCGTCGCGCTGCGGGACGCGCTGGCGCGGCTTAGGCTTGTCGGCGGGCTGACCTGTCCCGGCGGGCTTGGACGCACCAGCGGGCTTCCCAGGCGCTTGGGCGCGACGTTGCGTGTCGAGGGCGATGGCGACGGCCTGCTCGGCAGGACGGCCCGCGGCGATCTCGCGGCGGATGTTCTGGCCGACGGCGGCTTTGGACGCAGATTTGATCAGCGGCATGGGGGCTAGCCTACGCCGCCGGCGGTGCGCTTGGGCGGCTCGCGCTTTGGCGTAATAGCCACATCGCACCCCAGCACGGCGGCCCAGCGCTCGACCTGGCGGAGGCCATAGCGGCTGTCGTGCTCGAGGCGGCAGAGCCACCAGAGGGAAACGCCGAGCTCGTGGGCGACGACCTTGAGGGGGAGGCCGCGCTCGAGGCGCAGGGCCCGGAGCTGGGCGACGATCGGGGTGGCGCTCATGCCGGCGCGAGCCAACCGTTGCGCCGCGCAGCCCAGACGGCGAACAGTGGATCCCATGCCGCAATGGTGCGGAGGGCTTCAGGGTTGACGGGGCCGCAAAGCTCGCCGATGCGCCTGATCAGGCCGTCGCGATCGACGCGAAACTTGCGTTCTTGCCATCCGCCGGGGCCGATGCGGTTTTCGAGGATCCATTGGCGGCTGTCGGCGGTGACGCGCCATTGGCGGTTGAGGCGGATATCGAGCGGCGGATCGGTTACGGCGTTGGCGGGTGTGGAGCAGGGGTGCCACGACATTTTGTTAACCTTTGCGGTGGCGGATTTCTGCGGCCGTTAACCATGTTTTTTTTCGTACACGCGCGTTGAAGGCTCTCCCCTATCTGGACAGCCACCGGGGTGCTTGATGCGGCCTGGCGGGCAGGTGGCGCGGTCGGGTGCCGCGGCTGTCGGTGTCGATCGAGATGGTGATCATGGGGGCATTCCTGCCGGCCGGTGGTGCGGGTTTAGCACAGTCGTTGCGGGGGCGGAATGATGCGGTGCGATTTAATTGCGCGCCAATTTCGTCGCAGACGCCATTGCAACCAGCGGGTTATTTCCAGCGCGGCGTCGAATTGATGGACGACGCCCCCTTGCCGCCCAGATCCCAAGAGGGATCGGCATGTTCGGTAAAGCTGTGGCGCAAATCGGGCTTTTTTTTAGGTTTCATTGCAAATCAAATGGTTGCCATGGATTTGCGCCACGTGTTTTGCGTGGCGCATTTTTTTGGGTTGGTTCCGGATCGCCTGACGGCAGCAAGTTCGGCCGGATTTTGCGCCGCTGCGCCACGGGTGCCCCGGGGGGGAAAAGGGGTGGCGCGCTCAAAGCGCACCCCCTTTTTCCCTTAGGGCACCCCTCGCCGTGGCGCACTTCGGAATGCGCCACGGCGCGCCACGCGATCAAAAAGCGTGGCGCAAAATTAAGAAGGACGCTTGGCATGGTTTACGGAGAGGCCATTGCGGACCTTTCGCTGAGACTTACTCACGTATTCCTTGTAGTAGACCATGCCGGTTTTTTTCCATGAGTTCACGATATTGCGGGCTTGCCGCTCGGTCGTCTCGGGGGCGAGCTCGGCGAAGACGTGCCAGACGGCGCGATTGGTAGCGCCGCTGGTATCGGTGTAGCGCTCGCCGTCATCCATGCCTGCGTCGATACGGTCCAAGATCAGGTTTATGACGCGATGGCTAAGATTGTCGAACTGGCCGGGTGGGGTCCAGACTTCGATCGCCTGCACCTCATCGCCGTTGGGATAGATTTCATTGCCATTGCCGAGGCTTACGGACACGAGGCGGAACCACTGCGCGTCGCTGGCCGGGCGGGTGAGGTTGACCTTGCCGTTATCCATGCGGACGAGGGAGCGGCGGTCGAGGTCGGAGACGCCGAACCCTTCGGCCTCCTCCGGTGTCATCACGGCCAGGGTTTTGATGATGCGGCCGGCGTTCTTGTGGGCGCTGGCGCCGCGGCCGCGATCGGCATTGCCGGCGTCGCTCGGGCCTTTGCTGGTGTGGTGTGTGACGTCGGTCGCGATATTCAAAGCGGTCGCCATATCGGCGAGGATGCCGGTGACGAAATCGATGTGCGGGTTGGAATTTTCCTCGACGGCGTGGGTTTTGACGAACGGATCGAGGGTAACCAGGTCGATGCCGCGGGCCGTAACAGCGTTCATGAGCGCGGGTCCGAGCGGCCCGGCGATGGCGTTGCCGTAATTGTCGAGCAGGGCGAGCTTCAGATCGCATTGGCGGATGGCCGCGAGGAACAGATACCCCTTGAGCTCGTCTGCGGTAACGCCGTGGTGGATCATGGCGGCGCGGACGCGGCGGCGCAGTTCGTTGCGGTCGTCCTCGAAGCACAGCATGAGCGTGCGGCAGCGTAGGAATACGTGCTCGCCGGTAAAGGGGCGCCCAGTGGCCAGCGCGAGATGCTGGGCGATGCGCAGCGTGGTCTTGCCGATGGCGCCGTCTGCGATGAGGGTTGATACGAACGTGCGGCAAAAAGCCGTGCCCAGCAGCCACTCGCGGGGCGGAATGACGTAATCGTCGTCGCCGGCATCCCACACGCCGAGGTCGGTATCCGGCGAGGCATCCTTGGCGTCCGGCTGCGCGCGGGCGTCGTTCATCGCGCCCTCCCGGTCTGCGCTCGGCCAGCCCTTCCACCCGCGCCGTTCTGCCCAGGAAAACAACGTCCTATGGCTGCTGCGGCAGGCGTTGAAACCGGCCCATTTGCGGGCGCTGGTGGCGCGGTCGTTCTGGGCGTAGCCGTCCGACCAGGACACCCAGAGGTCGCCGCCCTCGTCGCCCAGCGCGGCACAGAGCGAATGGCCGATTGTAATCCATTGCAGGTAGTCGAGTTCGCCGCAGGGGATGAACCGCAGGGCCTCGGCGACGAGCTCGCGCGGCGGCCGATTGCCGACGATGCCGCACCATGCCTGTACGGGGGGCGCCGAGAGGGGTCTGGCCCCGATTGCCCCCTGCCTCCCGCCCCCGCCGCCAGCCTCGCCCAGGGTGGCCTTGGCGAAGCGCATGATGGTGGCGCACTCGTCGAGGAAGGCGCCGCATTGGCCAGCGGTCACCGTGGGAATATCGCTGGCCGCCATCTGCAACGGGGTGTCGCCGGTCCAGGTGTAATCATGCCCGCTGGGATGCCCGCCGAAGGCGACGAACTGCTCGCCCTCGGCCAGCGCTTCCACCAGGCACTTCTTGCCGTCCTTGACGAACGCCCCCGTGGCAAGCTTCGGGAACGGGCGGTCGGTGCGGTAGACCAGCAGGCGCTTAGGCGGCAGGCCGACACGGCGCAGCGGCGTATCGCCGAGCCGGGTGCGAGCGTGCACCTCGATCTTGTTGGCCAGCTCGTCGTCCATGACGTCGATGTCGATGGCGACGATATCGCCGCACAATATGCCGGTGTTGCCGTGGTCGACGAGGCGCCTCGGCCAGCTCGCGATCTCGGCTTCGTCGGCAGTGCGGCAGACGATCTGCCATGCCGGCAATCGTGGCGCCTTGCCGGGACTGTCGACGCCCTTGGCCCATGGCGACGTGACCGGCACGGGGGGATAACCATGGTGCGATAGTTCGATGCGCAGCGCGGTGAGGCCGATCATGGCTCACCCTCGCCAGCCGCACCGGTCCTGCCACCGTTCCGAT